ACAAAGTTGAATAATAGGTTATTGGTTCATAAATCAAAGTATAAATATGGAAAAACTAAAAGAAATAATCATCCGGATGCTTGATGAAGCGCCAGATAAAATAAACTTCTTCAATGAGATAAGACAGATTTTATTCTCTCTGTCTCCTGAAAAGGCCAATCCGGTGGACCGTGTCCTCTGGGTACCGATGGATATGGTGAAGGCGAACAACTATAATCCGAACGCTGTGGCAAAGCAGGAGATGCAGCTCCTTTATACTTCCATTCGTGAAGATGGATATACACAGCCAATTGTTACGATTTGGAGTGAAGAGGAGCAAAAGTATATTATTGTCGACGGGTTTCATCGTAACCTTATCGCGCGCATGTATAAGGACATTGCCCAGCGCAATAGTGGGCGTCTTCCCATTGTTGTCATTGACAAGGATATCAACGACCGTATGGCTTCTACGGTCCGTCACAATCGTGCCCGTGGCAAGCATTCCGTTGATGGCATGACAAACATCATTTATAACATGATAAAAAACGGTGAGTCGGATGCTGTTATTTGTAGAAAGCTTGGCATGGAGCCGTTGGAGCTTGTGAAGCTGAAGCATATTACCGGTTTTGCCAAGATGTTCAGGAATTATGAATACAGCAAAGCCATCAAAGAAATTGTTCATCATACAAACTCATTGGAATTATAACTATGGATATACAGAGCATTGCAATAGATAGGATTATTCCGTATTGGAATAATGCCCGGAACAATAGTAAGGCTGTTAAGCCGGTAGAAGAGTCAATAAAGAAATATGGTTTCAATCAGCCGCTTGTGTTGGATAAGAATTTTGAAATCATTGTTGGTCATACACGGTATTTTGCCCTTTTGAATCTTGGATATAAAGAGGTCCCGTGCATCATTGTGGACTTGGACGAGGAAAAGGCGCGTCAGTATCGTATCGCAGATAATAAGACATCAGAATTTGCGTCATGGGATGAAGAGAAACTGATACGTGAGCTTAGGACAATGAATGTACCTGCAGATATGCAAGACTTCTTTTTTGAACCCATAGACCAGTTACTCGGTTTTGACATGAATTTTATTCCGACAAACAATTATGTCACGGAAGAGTCGCAATCAGAAGCGGCAAAACAGGAATTCAGTGAGGAAATGCATCGCCAAGAGAATGAATCTTTCAGGAAGAAGGCAGAACGTATTGAAGAAGGTCTGGAGCAGGAAAGAACTGAATATATTGAACTTGCATGTCCTCATTGTGGAGAGATTATCAGAATGAAGAAATAATATGGCGGCACCGACGGGAAATAAATTTTGGATGTTAAGGAGCAAGCATGGGAGGGATAAACTCTTTTCCACGCCAGAACTCTTATGGGAGGCGGCATGTGAGTATTTCCAATGGTGTGATGAAAATCCCTGGTTGTCCAAAAAGGCCATTCAAAAGACTGTTCCGGTAAAAAGGAAAAAAGGGAAGAAGGTGGAGACAGTCAATGAGCAACAAGTACAACAAGAAGTTTCCCCGACTTCCCGTCCGTATTCCCTAACCGGGTTCTGTATTTATGTAGGTGCTTCTTCCAAGTGGTGGAGCACTTTTCGTTCCGAATGTAGAAATAAGAATGATGAAGATTTTTTGGAGGTCATCGCACGCGTGGAGGAAACCATCGAAACGCAGCAGTTTGAGGGAGCGTGCGTTGGAGCTTTCAATGCGAATATCATTGCCCGAAAGTTAGGGCTTGTTGACAAGCAGGAGGTGGACCATACGAATGCAGGAAAAGAGTTCAAAGGATTTAATTTTCTACCATATACAGAAGATGCGGAGAAAGTCAAGTAATGGGATATAAGGTCAATATAAAGCAGAGGTTAGCCTATAACTACCTTCGTGACGATGTTACGAAGTTTCTGTGTTATGGTGGCGCTGGTGGAGGTGGAAAATCATGGCTTGGGTGTGAATGGCTTATGCAATGTGCTTACTATCTCCCGGGCACTCGATGGTTCGCTGGCCGAAATAATTTGAAAGATAGCCGTGAGTCTATCTCTGTCACTTTCAACAAGGTGGCAAAGTGGCATCGATTCACTGATTACAAGCAGACCAATGACGGTATACTTTTGGGGAATGGGTCGGAAATCATCTTTCTTGACTTGACATATTATCCCGTCAAAGACCCGATGTATGAGCGATTGGGCTCTAAGGAGTTTACTGGAGGGTGGATTGAAGAAGCCGGGCAGGTTCACTACCTCGCATTTGAGGTTTTGAAGACGCGTATAGGACGGCACTTGAATGATGTGTATGGAATATCCGGAAAGATACTTATCACTTGCAATCCGAAGAAGAACTGGCTTTATCGTGAGTTCTATAAACCGTGGAAAGAAGGCAGGCTGGAAGCCCCATACGCTTTTATTCAAGCATTGGTGCAGGATAATCCCTACGCTACCGAGGACTACATAGATACGCTCCGTAATACCAGGGACAAAGTGACAAAGGAGCGCTTGTACTATGGTAATTGGGAGTATGACAACGACCCGACAGCACTCTGTGATTATGATGCTATTTGTGACCTATTCGCAAATGAGCACGTAAAACCGATAGGATTATCGACGGGAGCAGCTGACCTTGCCATGAAAGGACGTGACCGCTTTGTCGGAGGGCACTGGGTAGGCAATGTGTGTTATATCCGGTTAGACCAGGAATATAGCACGGGTAAATCTATTGAGACGGACCTTAAAAACATGATGATACAGTGGAAGATTCCACGTAGCATGATGGTCGTTGATAGTGATGGACTTGGAAGCTACCTTGAAAGTTATTTGAATGGCATCAAAGAATTTCATGGTGGTAACCGACCTATTAATCCAGAGTACGACAATCTGAAGTCTGAATGTGCATTTAAGCTTGCAGAGCTAATAAATAATCGGCAGATAAGAATTATATGTACGGAAGCGCAAAGAGAGCGCATAATGGAAGAATTGTCCGTCTTGAAGCAAGACCATATAGATGCCGATACCCGGAAGAAAGGGATAATCAGCAAGGAGAATATGAAAGATATACTCGGACATTCTCCGGATTACCTCGACATGTTGATAATGGCAATGCTTTTCCGTATAAAACCGATACCTAAAAGACCAAAAGCAAAATTAGGACAGATATGACAGTAAAAGAGTTTTTGATATTGAGTAACGTGGCGAGCAATGCTGCTGAACTGTTGGATCAGATAGGGAAGTTGCCTAAACCGGACTTTGTCGCAGGTGTAAGAGTTCCGGAGACTCTGAATGACCTCACTATAGGTCAGCTGATGGAACTGCAATCCATACGCAATGGAATAGATTGTATAATGGTTCCATGCCGTGTTGTCCTTGGTTTGTCTATTGATAAGATAGAGAAGTGTGGGGTAGCGGATATTTTGGGATTCTCCACATGGGTAACCAGGGAGGTTGAACGTATTACCAAGCTTTTTGAAACTACGAGCGTAGTACCGACTCCGGAAGAAAGACGTGCCGGAGTGGATAAGCTTTCGTTCGGGTTGTTTGGCTTGGTGGATTACTATGCTACCCGTATGGGGATAACTGACCATGAGCAGGTAGAGAGTGTTCCATGGGTAAGAGTGTACAAGTGTCTTGATATGGACGCGGAGAAAATACGTTATGAACGTCGATTACGAGAAATATATCAGAATAAGCAATGAATATAAGTGTAGAAAGGAAAATCGCTTCTATCGCAGAGAAGCTGGAAGGAGTTACCTATTTATTTGATAACTGGGTGACCGCCAACGTTCGGCTGGATAAGATGCCATTGCCGGCCATTATAAATCTGCTTCCTGCATCTGGGAAGTTCGTCATATCAAGGACTCAGTTAAGAGATTGCCCAAATTGCATGATTGCTTTTGTAGACAAGACGGCGTTTGATTTTGACGGGGTGGAGAATGATGAGGTTATTGAGAGGTGCAAAGGGTATGCAGTTCAATTTATCCGTGAGTTGAATAGGAGCGGGCTGTTTGAGTGGGTAAGCGATGAAGTCCCTTATTCCGTTTTCTATGATAAGCTGGATGTAAATGTTACTGGAATAGTAATAGAATTGAAACTGAAAGAGGTTCAAGGAGTACCCATGTGTTAGTTATGGAAGACAGAAGAAAGGACGTTAAAGATATACTGAACGAGGAGTTGGATAAACTTCGGCAGCGTATCATTGAGAATCATATACAAGCTGGACAGCGTGCAAGCGGAAGAACCATCAAGAGCCTGCATGTCGTAGTAGATGATAATCATGGTGTTTTATTCGGTAGACAGGCTTTTGGAGTTCTGGAAACAGGACGCGGACCGGGAAAAATCCCAAAAGGTTTTTGGCAAATAATTCAGCAATGGGTGGTGGATAAGAGGATTCAAGTAGAAAAACCTAAATCGTTTGCTTATCTCGTAGCTCGTAAGATTGCAAATGAGGGTACTAGGCTTTATCACTCTGGAACGCATGAGGATATATATTCAACGAGTGTTACACAAGCGATACGGGATATTATGGACCGTGTGTTTGGTGTTTTTCTGAACGATGTACAACATATAAATTTGCATAGTAATGAGGACGCATAAGATAGGAAATACTACAATCGAGTATCCGGATGAAATATCTTTCTGTTTCAATCCGGTAGTGATAAATATTAGTGGATATACTTGGGCATGGGTGGAAGCAACGATAACCGACGTACTTACCGGAAAGGAATATAAGGAAAAACGTGCATTATTTAAAACCGCATGTTTCTTTGATCTGTCTTTCTATATGCAATCGGCTTTTGATGCAACGGAGTTTGGCAAGATTGACTATCAATCCTCTATTCCACAAGATAGTCAGCTTGGGCGTCTGTTCTCTGTTGAAGTGGATATGTATACGTCTGATAGCACTATCGGAGAAAGTTTCCAGTTTAATACTTTTATTATTTGGGGCGCAATGAAAGTCGGCGAAAGATATAATGGTGACCGTATTCTAACATGGTTTAGGAACTTACCATTTACGGTCGGTATGTACACTGCGGGGGCCGGTACTGTTAGTGTGACTGCTGACGGTCAAGTTTTGCCGTCCATCATATTGTCTGACCGCAAAGTGTATAATCTTACTTTGCAGGGTATTGATGCGAATAGGGATGTTGTTTTGAATCTCCCTGGAACTAGTACGGGAGCAAGTGTATTCGATAATACCTTTGACTTTACTTTTCACGCATTGACGAATGTGGCCGCAAATGTGAGGCTTTTAGTTGATGAATGCACGGATGGAATTTATTTACGTTGGATAAATCGTCATGGCTTTTATTGCTATTGGTTGTTTAAACGTGGTGATGAGAGCAAACAAATTGCCAATGATGGTGAATTCATTCGTAATAATATGCAAGACTATAACTATGTTAATGGCTATCATGGAGGTTCAGGACGTAAGCAGAGAAAAACAGAAGAGAATACATTGTTGGTGTGTGCTCCTTTAGTGGACTCTGAAACGTTTGACTTCTTGTTTCAACTCGCGTTGTCACCCGTTGTTGATATGTATGCAGGTAAAAATGTGAATGGAGTTGATAGCTGGAAGGCGGTGAATGTATCTGTTGGTAATTTCAATAAGACAAGAGCTGTATTACAGGATTTCGTAGCAACAATCATATTACCAGAAACAAGAGTACAAAGCTTATGAGAAACGATATGCTATTCATTGGTGATAAACTGATGGATTTGGATGATGATACCAAAGTAACGCTCAATTTCAAAAGTAATATATTTACGGATTTGAGTAAGATTATAAGTAATAATTCTTATACTATCAAACTTCCGAATACTATACGTAATCAGTGTGCAATCATGCATGCTGATTTACCTTCATGCGACATCGTTTATCCTAGAATTAAACTGAATGCTCGTTATTTTCGTAACGGGATAGAGATACTCAATAACGCAACTGCGGTCTTATTGTCTACATCGGATGTTTTTGAATTTGCTCTTTCATGGGGTAATGTCTCTAGATTTGCAAATATTATAAGTGGAAATAAAACGCTACGTGATTTGAAGGATAGACACAATTATGAGGTCATTGCTGATGATGATTTTCCAGATTATCATGTATTTTGGAAAGTAGGTTCTTTTGAAGGGGATGCTTCCGGTAATTTTTTTATTCCTAAAGTAGACTATGGTATACGGCGGGAAGATACAACAGGGTGGTATCATCCTGGGTGTAAGGTTACCTGGATTTTGTTACAAATTATGAAAGATAATGGTGTCACTTTTACGTTTCCTGCTAATCGCGCTTTTATGTTAAGTAGATTGTTTGTACCCTTATTAACTCGTAATGATAGCAGAAGTTATGCTGCAAAAAATGCATTACATGCAGAGTTTAGTTACTATGTACATGGACGTCTTGATAAGGGAGAACCGGAAAAATTGTATTTTGCAGATAAGTCGTTTTCAAGCTATTATGGGACTATAACCAAGTTTAAAAGTAGTTCTGGAAAAATTTATATTCAAGGCTTTAAACTTAATGCTCC